CAATTTCAAAAATTTTGAATATAAAACAAGAAAAAACTTTTAATCTTTCTAATTTTAAAAATTATAACCAACTTATGATGGATTTTTGTAGTTAATTTTTAACCTTATTCTTCATATCTGTTAATTCATAAAGAAACTATACGTAATACTTAATTTTATTTGTTTCTCTACCTTTCAATGTTATATATTTTTCTATATTATGAAAAGGTTCTAATTCCTTAAATTTAATTACTTGGGTTTGATTATTTTCATTCTTAAGTGGACTAATATTACTTTTCTTATTCAAAATATTTTCATTATATGAATTTTGATTACTATATGATTTATAATCATCAATATTTATTATTTCTTGATTATTTTCATAATTTAATGTATTTTTTTCTTCTTTTATTTTTATATTTTTTGTTTTGATTGTATAGGGAGTGTGCTTTATATTTATACCTAATAATTTATTAATTTCATAAATATCATTTAATTCATTTAATTCTATATCTGATAAATCATAAGTTGCTAAATTTAATCTATAAAATATTTCCTTAATTAAATTTATTTTATGATCGGTTGATATATTATTCTTAATACCTTTTAATTGTTTTAATCCTTCTTTTATTATTAGAATATTTATATATTGTTTTAGTGTTAGTTTTATCATAACTTGATATTTTAGATATATTACTTCTTTAAGTCATTTTAAATATAATTTATTTGTTCTATCAAATTGTTTAGATATTTCATTATCTCTTTCACGTAATTTATTTATTCTATTCCATTCATATATTTTTTTTTGTTCATCATTTTCTTCTATAGCTTCTATTTGGTCCTGAGACATTTTTAAGATTTCTCTATCTTTTTCTAAATCTTCTATATTTTTATATTTTTTATAATTGATTTTATTAGGATCTATCATTAAATTATCTATATGAGCTTCTTTATAGTCAGTTAAATTCATACTTTGCGTTCTACTAGTAAAATTATTTACATTATTTTCACCCAATTCTGAATAAAATAATTTACCTATATTAACTGGTTCTGGAGGTGTATATTTTACTACATAATTGGATGTTTTTTTTTTTTTATCATTTTCAAAATTATTTATGAATTTTTTTTTGGTAAATTTACCTATTTTATTTTCTATTTCTATATCTTCTCTATTTTTATTACTTTCTATCATAATTTTTGAATATCCTTCGTCATATGGATTTGTAAGTAATGTTTCATTAAAAACTTTATTAAATTTATTTATGTTAAATTTATCTTTTATATTAGGTTCTTTTAAACTATTAATTTTTTCTTTTTCATTATTTATGCTTTCATTATAATTATTTTTTAATTCTAAATGTGATTTATCATTTTCTTTTATTTTAATTACTTTTTCTATATAATTATAAGCATTTATTAATTTATTAAATTCATTTATATCACCTCCTTTATCAGGATGATGAACTAATGATAATTTTTTATAAGCTATTTTTAATTGTTCTAATGGTATATTTTTTTTTTTTAAAATTTTAAATGGATCTAATACTGAATAATCTATTTCATATTCAAATAAATCATTTTTTATTTTTAAATCTATATTTTCATAAAATTGTGTCACATTTTCTGTTTTTCTATCTCTATCTAAGTCATTAATTTTTTTTTCAAAAATGTTTATACTATCTTTTTTGTCATTAATATAACTATTAAATCGAGGTAAATATGTTTCTTTATTATTTATTTCTTTCTTATATAAATTATTATTTGCAATAACATTATTTTTATCATTTAATTTAAATCCTGTATCTAAATTTATTTGATAATCACTTATTTTATTATTAATTATATTCTTTCCACTTTGTTGATATTTATTCTGTTTTTTGTCTATTTCATACTGTGATAATTCTCTATTATTTTCTTGTTTACTATTATATTTATATTTATTAAATTGTTTTTCCGTATTTTGTTTATTATTTTGTTGTGTTTTTTCTAAATTTTTTAGGTTTTTTTGTTTTTCTATTAAATATTCTTGATATTTATTGTATTCATCTTTTGATATTTCTATATTATTTGTGTCTTGTATTTGATTTGATAAACTATTACCCATTATTATATATTTATATATAAATATCTTTAAATATATAAATATATCATTAGATTTTGCATTATTATACTTTATAGCTTTTGTATCAAAATATTATACAAACCAATATATAATAATATCTTTGAATGTATTAAATATTAGTAAACAAAATTCTACAGTTTACTAAACATAAAATAGTATTGAATACGTCTTGAACTATTTGATAATCACATATATATTTTTCTTAGAATTATAGTTTACATTAAATGAATGTAAACTTATTTTAAAAAAAATATTATGTGTAAAATCTTTATTTCTTCAAACATATAAAATTTACTAAAAAGTCTTAATGCTTTTTTGTTTTTATGATCAAATTTAGATTTTTGAATTTGCGCGCGCGGAATTCTTTAAATTTACCAAAATAACGATTTTTATGTTATTATTTAACATAAATGTTATTTTTAAAAATTATCATCTAATTATACTGTATAAATAATAATATTTATAAAAAAGATGCATAAATTTATTAAAATTTAGTATTTTATTTTAATAGCATAAAGTTGTGTTAAAATATTATTTCATATATAATATTAAACCCATATTTATATACTGTTTTTTTTAACTCTCATTTCCCTCTTTTTTCCCTCTTTTTCCCTCTTTTTTCCCTCTTTTTTCCCTCTTTTTCCCTCTTTTCCCTCTTTTCATTTGTTTCTCTTTATAAACACATATTATAAATAAATAACTCCTTAATTATTTACGCTTTTTTAAATCTTATTGATTTTTTTTTGCAATTTAATTCTGGATATTTTGTATAAAGTTTAAATATTGCTAATTCTTTCATTTTAGCTTCTATCATAATATCAATATCAACTCCATATGTTTCTGGAATTTCCAACATATATTTTGGTAAGTTTTCAATATAATCAGAATGATGTCCACATTTACCATCCCCTTGTTCTGAAACGTGAAATTTTGGTTTTATATTTCTTTTCTTCCAAGTTTCTAAAATTTGTGATATATAATAATCTTCTTTCTTAAGATTTTCGGAAGGATGTAAAATATTATAACAAGTATAATGATGACTATCAAATACTACTGGAATATTTATTTTATTAGATATATCTAAACAGTCTTGAATTGAAAAACACTTTTCACAATTTTCTAAAACAAGACGTTTCTGAACATTTTCTGGCAACTTATAATATTGTTCACACCATCTTTCTTTAGTTTTTTCTTTATCACCATATATACCTCCACCATGAACTACCATTACTGAATTATCATCCATGTCCATTAAATCAAGAAGTGTTGCTTGATACTCTAAATCTAGTTTTGTTTTTTCAAATGCATCTTTACAAGGACTACCTACAACATTATATTGTCCGGGATGCATTGTAATTCTTTGATTATATTTTTTTGCAAGATTTCCTGCTTCTTTTAATAGATCAATTGCAAAATTAAAATCATATTTTTCTACATCAGGATTAGATTTGTGAGGAAAAATATCTGAACTAATTCTAAACACTTTAATTCCATTTTTTTCATTCCATTCTATCATTTTAATTAAATCATTGCAATTTTCAATAATTCTTGTTTTAAGTTCATCAATTCCTTTTTCTTTAATAACTCTTTGTATAATAGATCTTGAAGAATATATTGATGGCTTTTGTTGTCGTAATGTAATATTAAGACAACATAATCCTAGCTGAATTGGTTTATTATTACTCATATTTATTATAATAAATAAAAATAATAATATAATTTCTCATCAAATTTATTCACATTCAGGATAAAATGCTCTACCTTGGTAAGGACTTTTTCTGGGAATTGTATTCTGTTCAAGAGAACTATGATTTAATTCCACTATTTTTTGATGAATAAGATCATTATCATTATATTTAACATTATCTAAATCTGAATATGAAACTGAATCTGAATCTGAATCTGAATCTGAATCTGATTTTTTTTTTAGTTTATCTGCATCTGCTTTTAATTTTACTATATCTTTTAATAATTGTGCTGCGTTGTCAGGTTTTGTAGCTTGTTTTGATAATTGTGCTGCTTTGTAAAGTTTTGTAGCTTTTTTTGATAATTGTGATGTTTCTCCTCCTAATAACATTATTATATATTTTTTAAATATATTTTTTCCTAATTTAGAATGAATTGATATATTTCTATTTGTTATAGGATTTACTATTGAATTATACATTATATATAATATATCTATATATTATATTTATATATTGATATTAAATATTTAATTTATATTTATTAAATCATTATTATGATATAATTTCTTTACATAAAGGACAATAATTATTAAATTCAAACCATTTATCTATACAAGTTATATGAAATATATGAAAACAAGGCAAAATTCTAACTAACTCCTGATTTTCAAATTTTGTAATACAAATACAACAATTTTTATATAATTCGTTGCAATTATTAATATTTATATAAAAAGTATTAGTTTTAGTTTTTAATAATTCTTTGTCAACAGGATTTTTTTGAATATCATCCATACTTTCTTCAAATGAATTTGTAGAAACTTCAATTATATTTTGTTCAAATCTATAATCATTGCTAATTCGACGTCTGATATTATTTCTATTAGAAAGAACAGAACGTTGTAATCTTCCATTTATATCTCTAACTAATATTGCTCTAGGATCCGGAATACGTCTATTATCTTCTTCTGTAATTCCTCGAAGTCTTATTCTTGATGTGCTATTGATAGAATTATTTCTATAAATATTAGAGGGTATTTGTAATCTAGGAACAACGGGGTGTAAAATTCTATTTTGTCTATTTCTAGACGAATTATAATGAATAGATGTTCTTGGAGAATTATCTGAACTAATTGAATGTTGTGATATAGAAGAATAATTGCCTAATTCATCACTATTAGAACGAGATAGNNGTCTATTTGAATCAAGACTATTAGATCGTCGTCTATTTGAATCAAGACTATTAGATCGTCGTCTATTTGAATCAAGACTATTAGATCGTCGTCTATTTAAATCAAGACTATTAGATCGTCGTCTATTTGAATCAAGACTATTAGATCGTCGTCTATTTGAATCAAGACTATTAGATCGTCGTCTATTTGAATCAAGACTA